TGATTATTTCGCAACATATTATATTCACCCACTAAATTAAAGTAATTTTCTCGTAATAAGAAAAAAGCCCTCCACCCCGCTTTTGCCTTCTTCTCTAATTTTGCATTATCCATATTATTATATTTATAATATATTTTTTTATATTATAAATAATCTATTAGAATTAATAGGCTTCAATTAATTCTCCACAATCCCTCATAGACACCTTCATAGAAATCCCTAAAATGAATAGTTCATTTCTTTTAATTTTATTAAATGCAATTTTCTCTAAAACTTCCTTTTTATAGTCTTCCTCTAATTTTAATAGTATATTATTAAACTTATATTGAAAAAGTCTATTATTTGTAATAATCTGTGTTGCCATTTCATCAAGTAAAAATAAAGCATATTTTTTTTCATTTCTTTCTTCTCCTCCATTATATAAATATTCCCGCCCTTCATCATATAACAATTGAAAAGTCTGTTTATCTTCCTTAAAAATAAGTTCTGCTCTTTTCATTAGTTCTTCCTCTAATGGGTCAAAAATGAAATCACCACCTTCACCACTCCCAAACATACTAAACCCTTTATTATCTTCCGTCTGTTCTTCGTACGGCGTTAAATGGCTTAAAACAAACTCTCTATAATAAGAGCCATACGGATTAAAAAGGCGGTTTTTAATGAGATACTCATCTAACATGGTCTCCATAATCATATTTTCTAATTTGGAAATCATAACGGCACTCATCTCTGCATATATATATAGAGGGTTGTCTTTAAGTCCTTTTAATATATATATATAAATTAACAATTTACAAAATGCTTCTAACTTCAACTTCATTATTGCTTATATCTATAACCTTTTTAATTATATAGTAAATATCCATTTTATATATAATTATAATATTTTAAAGATTGATTTCTAAACATTAGAGAGATTTGGCGGATTAATAAAATCATTATGCTTTTTTGTTGCTAAATGATGTACTCTATTGTCTTGTCTATAAAGGCTTCCACATTCGCAAGTAATTCGCATTTGCTTCCAATCAACTCTATCTTCTTTTGATAAATAACATTTTATAGTATTTAAGTCAGCATTTAAGGCTTGTCTATGTTGCTCTTCTATTTGGTTCGCTTGACTTGGTTTAAGATTTGCTTTATTTTCTATTAATAATATTTTAAAGGCATTTGTTCCACCATTCTCTCTAATGTAATTATAAACTTTACGATTTAATCCTTTATTAACATAATTAACATGTTCTCTAAACCTTTTAACAATAGGGCGTTTAGTCTTGCCGACATATATCCCCGTTGTTAATGCATCATTAATAGGCTTTATTTGATAAAAGTTATAATCACACTCTTCACATACACTCATTTATATATAATAGTATTTTATATTATTTTTTTACAAATCAAACTTATAAATTAGAGAGATTTAATTGTAATTTTGCTTCATTAAATAAATAACATAATAAATCTTGCGGAATTGAATATCTTTCATTTAAAGTAGTTTTATCTCTATATATAGTATGTTTATTAAACTCTTTTTTCATAGCAATCCCTAATCTAAAATCATGACTTTCACAAGAGCATAGTTTATTTTTTAAATCTAAATTAGTCCATATTCTCGTTGGTTTTTTATATTTATAACCAAAAGCACAATAATCAAATCTAAAACTTTTTATAAGTTTCATTTCTTCTATATTTTTCATAGCACTATTATAAGGATTTTCTATAAAATAAACTTTTGGTTTAAAATATTCAATAATTTCTAATACTTTTAATGGAAAACACCAATTCTCTTTTCTTGCATTATTTAAATCTTCCATGTTCTTCCATTTTCTTCCAATATAAAAATGTTGCAATTCACTAAATATTTTGCATTCGGGCGACGCCCATATAATATCAAAATGATTTTTATCATATTTTTTATAGTCCCAAGTTAATATATCACATGTAATAGTAGGATTATATTTTTTCAATATATCTAAACTTATTACTTCATATTCGGGGTTTGTTTCTTTTAAATAGTTAGTTATTGAACCCGTCCCTTTAAATAACTCTAATACTCTAACCATTTATATTATACTTTATAAAAATATAATAAAAATAACAATTTAAAATATAAGAGTAGAGAGATTTAATCATCATTTTTTAATAAGTACGCTTCTTTTTCACTTAAAACAACCATAGGATAAGTTTTGCATATAGTAGTCCAGCGACTATCTAATTTTTTAACCTTTTTTATTTGTTCTTTATCAAAACCAAGATAATTATCTAATAAATATTTTAAACTCCGCCCTCCTAATGATGATGGAAAAATAGTAATACTATGTGCTTCATTTAAAATCCGCTTTGTATCTATTCCCGCTGTTGCAATATGACTTGTATAAATTACACTTGTATTATAATGCCGTCCAGTTTCTAATAAAGCATTTAAAATACTATTAATTTTTAATTTTAACATCTTATTACTAATAACATCAGTATCATCAAAAATAACCATACTATCTTTAAAATCTTCTGCTCCAATATTCTCTCTAATAAAACTATCATCTAATATAAATCTTTGTAATCCTTTAATTTTGTCTATACTGCTGTCCTCATTTATAGAACTAAATAAAAATATCTCATTTTTAGGATATAATTTTTTATATTCATTACAATATAATTGCGTATAATAACTTTTTCCGCTCCCCGATGCACCCGTAATATATAAAATCTGCCTTTCTTGTTGTTTATTTGGTATTTGCTGTATAATTTCAAATGATTTTGTTAAAACAATTTTAGTCATGGGATTATCAATTTCATCTGTCTTATCATTTATGCTAATAATCCTATCTTTTTTCTTATCATTTTTATTAATAACTTTTGCAATTACTTTTCCAATATTTTCATAGTTCATTTTATATATAAATATATATAAAAAATAAACAATTCATTTAAACATTAAATCTCTTTTTAAAATCTTCTAAACTTTCTTCAAATGTCGGTTTATTCCAAAGTAAAAACATGCTTAATGATGCGGGTGTAAAAACATCAGTGTAATCCTCTGTTCCTAATGCTTTATGTCTTTTAATATAATTTGCTTTTTTTGTTAAATCATTATGGTCTATGAATGTTTTGCTAAACTTGCTTCCAAAATGCACTTTAATTAATGTATTATAATTAACCTCAAAAATCGCCATTAGTTTTTTGTTTGCTCTTGTTGATGGTACAACATCAATTAATTTAATATTAACCATATTTATATATATTATTATTTATTTAAATTAAGATTTTTCAAAAACTAATGTAAAAGGATTATCACTATTTAATAGTTTTTCTCTCCATAACCTAATTTCTTCTAACCTTTCTTCTTGTAATTTTTGCTTTCGGGCTTCTTTCTTTTGTTCTAAAATAACTTTTGCATTTGCTTTATAATAAGCAGTATTATATTTTTTTACATAGTCCTTTCTCTCTAAACCTTTATTTTCATTTGTTAAAATTGTTTCATTATCTACATTATGATTAGTAATATCCATTTTATATATATGAAATAGAAAAAAAATATTTAAATTAAAATTAATTAATCCATATACTAACTAATGCGTCGGGTTCTACTTTTAAATCATCGCAACCTTTAATAACCATTTTTTTAAATGCTTCTAAATCCATAAATAAATCTTTCATAGCAATAATGCGTAATATGCACCATCTCCCACATGTATTAACTCCTTTTTTAGATGATTGAAAAGGGGTTCTATTAATTACATATTTATAATCACTTTTTTTAACCAATTTTGTTAAATAGTCCGTCTGTTGTCCTAATAGTTTATTCTTAATTGCACCAAACATGTCTTTTTGTCTATCTATATCCTTTCCATAACTATTAAAACTCTCAATAACATCTCTATATTTTAAAACACATATCCAATGACCCACATTTATTTCTTGTTCTACTAAAATAATTCTAAAATCAATAGATAAAGGCAGTAAATCATCAATAGTTCTATAATTAGCCAACTCATTATATTTCATAACTTCACTATTCCTTCCACTTCCAAAGTATCGCTCCAAATCTGCATCAGTTAAAGGCGTTTCAATTCTTTTTACAACTTCATCAATACTCGGCGGAATAATCAAACTATTTTTAAACATTATACTATAACAAAAGAAAATAATTAAAAATAAGAACCAAAATAAATATATAATTTTTTATTACTTTTTATTAAAGGAATTAATTTCTCATTAATATCATCATTCATCTTATCAATTATAGAGTTTAAAGATGATTTTAGATTTTTCTTATTAGTATTAATTTTCATCTTATCTAAATGTTTTATAATTATAGATTTATCTATTGGTTTAAACTTTTGCTCTAATAATCCTACTAATGTACCTAAATCGCTCATAGTCTTATAATCAACTCCTAATGATGAATTAAATATGCTTATTAAATCCTTTTCTATTTTTTTCATATTACTTAATTTCGCCCAACTATATAATCTTTTTAATGCTTTAAAATATTTCTTCTTACTTGCATAATCATAAAAATTGCCTAATATAGATTTTTTTATTTCTTCAACATTTTCTTCTTGTGATAAAACTAATTTTCCTACTCTTATCATGTATATATCACTATATTCTGTTATATTATGGTCTTTATCAATTGCAATAATATCTAATTTTGTTCTGCTTTGTTGTTGTAAGCAATCAGTAAATAATATTTTAAAATCATCTACATTTTTATAGCCTCTTTTAATTTCTTGCTTATTCCATCTTAAAGGTTGTCCTCTAAATGTCCCACATTTAAAATCAGTAATCCATATATTAGGGTTTTCTAATGCCTCCTTAAACTTCTCTCTAAACAAATTAAAAATATGAAAATAAATATCAGTTGTTTTTTTAAACTTCTTCTTTTCAAACAAATCATAATCAGCACTATATAAAATATTCTCGTCTGCACTTGACCCAACTAAACTCTGTTCTCCATCAATAGAAAGAAAAGCAAATATATCATCATTATCCATTTTATAATATATATATAAATATATTATAAAATATTTCTAAATTAAATTATAATATTAGAGAGATTTATTAGACTTTAATATTTTTCTCAATAATTAATTTTCAATAAATATTAAGAACAATATTTAAGTACATGATGCGACCTTTTAGATTATATTTAGATTATAAATAGATTATTACAATAAATAATATAAATAAATCTAATAAAAATAAATAATATAAAGAAAATAGATTATAAATAGACTTTTTCAAGTAATAATTTTAAAATTATTACTAATTATAATGTAAAATAATCTAAATATAATTAGATTATAATACTCATTTATATTATTTTATATTATTTAATGTAATAATATAAAATAATCTAAAAATAATCTAAAATAAAAGGTCGCCCTTTGCATCTAATATTGTTATAAAATATTTATTGAAAATATGATATTTATAATATATATTTATGCCCCATTATTTAGCGTCTTGTAGTCATATTGCCGAAACGCCCACCCGAAGAAACACCACCGCCCGAAGAAACACCAAAACCTTTCATTTTCATTAACATTTGTTTATCATATTCTTTCGTCATAGGCATTTCTTTAATACTTGAAGCCATTTTCTCATTCATATTTCCACCGACTAAACGAACATATTGAGAAGACTGAATAGGGTCTAATGAAGCCATTGCACGAGCATCTATAACCATTTGCTTTGTAAGAATACCAGTATATACGCTGGACTGACCGCTAATTGTGCTTAATAATCCACTATTAGCACAAATTACAACAATCTCACACCCAGTAATATCCGCCCCCGTATGATTTTTAACACCAACCGAGAAGGAAAGATTGTATGAGCCTAATGAGCCATTTGATAAATATGATGGGAGCGATAAATCCATAGCGGGAGAAAGCACTAAAACCGAGCCAATTGTAGCAATATTTTTCTTTCCACCATTAGCAGTAGCGTTAGTTAAAGTTGTTTGGGCGACACCTATAAAGTTTTCGTATGATTGCTGTGAGCCATTTTTTCGGCTCATTCTATAGAGGTCATCAACGGAACATGAACTCAATAGCCCCGAAACATTATTAAGATTAATAGTAATATCATCAATAGCGAGGAAGTGAGTAGCCTCATTATGAGTAAAATCTTGAATACGCTTTCTTACGCAAATAATAAAATAATCGGGAAGTTGATTGAGAGTAATATTATTTGCTGTTAATTGAGTTGTTGGCGAACCAGTATGGTCTATTGTTGAAGAAATAGTAGTTTTATAGCGTGGGAGGTCTAAAAACGGCACAATATTTCTTGCATTAATTCTATCTTCGGGTTGGCTTGAAATAAAGTTCATTAACATCTCACAATCGGGGAAAACGGAAGCAGTATTTTTTGCAGTATCAGTCGGAACATTAATACCACCTTTAATAGAGGTTAAAGT